CTTAAAATTTTCTCCGGGGGAAAATTTTAAAAGTGCCTTTTGCAGGGGTCTTAGGAAGAATCGCTCTTTTGGCTCCTTTCAGGGTTTAGAAACTAGTTAGTTTCTATTGATTACTCCATGAGATCCCTGCAAAAGGCACTGCAATCTATATTTAAGTTACTAAGAACTAGAAGGGAGATGACAGAAAGTGGCTAGACGAAAGCCTACTTCAGGAACTACGCGTAAGTCACGGCCTGCTCTAACTCCTGAAGCACGAGAAAACCAGCTAATTGCAAAGGCCTACGACCTTGTCGAACAGAGATTAGACGACGGAACCGCAACATCTCAAGAGACAACTCATTTTTTGAAGCTTGGTTCTGCAAAAGCAAAGCTGGAATTAGAAAAATTGCGTAAAGAAACAGATCTTCTCGTTTCAAAGAAGGAAGCTTTGGACTCAGCAAAGAGAATGGAAGAGTTATATTCCGAAGCGCTCAATGCTATGAAACGATATGGGGGTCATTATAATGATGAGTGATGAAAACATATTCCGAACTAATAAAACTCTCAACATTCAAAGAGCGATTCAACTATCTTAAACTCGGAGGCCAAGTTGGCGAACAGACTTTCGGCTTTGATCGATATTTGAATCAGAATTTCTACAGGCTTAAAGAATGGAAAGAGGCCAGAAACAAAGTCATAACCAGAGACAACGCCTGTGACCTTGGAATCGAAGACCGTCCTATCCCAAACGGAGTCAGAATCTATATCCACCATCTCAATCCAATCACTATAGAAGACATCAAGAACAAAGAAGACTGGATATTAGATCCGGAGTATCTGATAACAGTCACCAAGAAAACTCACGATGCAATCCACTACAGTGATGAATCTATATTATACGAAGAACCTATTGTTAGAAGTAAGAATGACACTTGTCCTTGGAGATAACTTATGAAACTAATATCAGAAGATTATTTAATGCACTACGGCGTAAAAGGTATGAAGTGGGGTGTAAGAAAGGATCCAGTAACAGACGGAGATATTAGAAGAAAGAGAGCAGAGTTAATCAAACAAGCCCCTAATAGTGATGGTTCTAGAAGATCTACAAGTTCAGCCCCGACTAAGGGATATTGGAAAAATGCTCCAAAGTCCCAAATTCGTAGAATGGTTGAGCGTGATAACAAAATTAAACGAAAAGAACAGAAAATCGAAGCAAGAACTAAAAAGATGGAAGATAGCGGCCATAAGTATCTTGGCTATAAACAAGAATATAGGGCAAAGAAAAAGCTTTATGATAAGTATGGCGTAAATCCAAATTTTGAGAAACAGCATACTAGAAATTTAACATATACAAGAGGAAAAACAACCACTAAAGCTCAGATGGTTGTATATAAAGATGTCGTTATAAAAGATCTTGGTGGCACATTTACTGAGCGCCATTCAAAAGGTGTTGATACTTGGAAATATAGTAGTGGGGAATGGATGGCTAATAGGATAAAAGATTTATATGGTGAAACCGAAATGAATAAGTTTTATGATAGCTATAAAAAGGGTAAATAAATGGAAAGCATATTAGAATCTATAAAAAAACTTATAGGCCCTTCAGCCCAGTATGATATTTTTGAACCAGATCTTGTAATGCATATCAATTCTGCATTTTTCACATTGCATCAGCTGGGTCTTACAGAAGAGCCTTTTGTTATATCTGGATCAAATGAAACATGGGAGGATTTCCATGCTGATACAGACCTCGAAGCCGTTAAAACTTATGTATATTTGAAAACCAGGATGTACTTTGATCCTCCTACGAACTCAGCTCTCATATCAGCAATCAATGAGCAGATCAAAGAACTGGAATGGAGGCTCAATGTAGCAGTAGATCCTGAAAATTAAAGAAATGTATATCTACTACAATCCAAATCCGGCAAGTAAGCTTGTCGGTGATTGTGTGATACGCGGGATAGCTAAAGTAACAGACCATACATGGGACGAAGTCTATACGGCAATATGTCTAGAAGGTTTCGACATGAAAGACATGCCGTCTTCGAATAATGTCTGGGCAAGTTACATGATTTCAAAAGGTTTTGGCCGAACACTTCTGAAAGAAGAATGCCCTATGTGTTACACAGTAAAAGACTTTTGTAACGATTATCCGTTAGGCACTTTTTTACTGGCAACGGGGAGTCATGTAGTCGCCGTTATAGATGGTGATTACTATGACGCCTGGGATTCCGGTAATGAAGTGCCTTTGTATTATTGGTCGAAACAATTAAAGAAAGGACGATGAATAATGGTTTATTACAATCCAGGAACAAACAACTTTTATGGCGGGCCTTCGTACCCTCCACAATCAATTCCACAGACACAAAACACATTCGCCTGGATCCAGGGAGAGGAAGCAGCCAACAGCTATCCTGTTTCACCGGGCAATACGATAATACTCATAGAGTCTGATAGACCTATCATGTATATGAAATCTGCGGACCTAAGTGGAAGACCTCAGCCGATGCAGGTGCGTTATCTCGTTTCCAAGGAAGACTATGACAAAATTCAAAATGGAAGCAGTTTTTCAGAAAACGAAGATAAGTACGTAACTAAAGAAGTATTCGAGAAATACGTATCTGAAGCGGCTAACAAGTTCGTGATCAAAAGGAGGGATAAGTAATGAACCCTCTTTTCAACATGTTCGGTAACCAACAGGGTCCGTTTAATAATATGAACAATGTCATCAACCAGTTCAACCAGTTCCAGTCTACTTTCCATGGGGATCCTAAACAGAAAGTTCAGGAACTTCTGAACTCAGGACAGATGACGCAAAACCAATTCAATCAGCTGAGCAATATGGCTCAGATGTTTCAGGCGTTGTTAGGACGTAGCTAATTTATGTAAAAATCTTGGCCGAGGTTTATATAAATTAATTCAAAAGTTGATACCAGAAAGGAAATTAAAGAAATGTCACTTAGTGAAAACGGTAATGGACTCGTTATGCCTGTAGGACCTATGTACGGAAACGGTTCTTCAAACGGATTTGGTTGGAATGACGGTTCTTTTTGGATCATCATTCTGTTCCTGTTCGCTTTCATGGGAAACGGTTGGGGAAACTGGGGTGGAAACTCCGAATCCAACGATGTGCAGAGAGGATTCGATCAGCAGGCAGTAATGAGCGGACTCAGCGGAATCAATTCTTCTGTAGCAAACGGATTTGCGGCTGCTGAGATCTCAAGATGTAACACACAGGCCAATCTTCTTCAGTCACTGAACGATATGGCTATGGCGTTCCAGAATTGCTGCTGTGAAAACAGAGCTCAGGCAGCTGATCTGAAGTACACTATCGCAACAGAAGCGTGTGCTGACAGACAATCTGTAAATGATGCTCTGCGAGATGTTATTGCATCCAACACAGCTAATACTCAGGCGATCCTGGATAAGATGTGTCAGCAGGAGATTGATGCTCTTAAGACACAGAATGCAAATCTTCAGACTCAGATCAACCTTGCAAATCTTGCTCAGTCGCAGACTGACCAGACTGCCAAGATTCTGGCAGACAATGCAACTCAGACTGCAACATTAAAGCAGAGCTTGAATCCGACTCCTGTTCCTGCATATGTAGTACAGAATCCTAACTGCTGCGGAACTAATATTTACGGCGGTTGCGGATGCGGCGTCGTGTAAAGGGGGTGGCATGATGGCTGAATATTCGGCAAATGCCATTCAGGTCGTTAATCCTGGGGAGACTGTTATATTTACAGATTCTCCGGAACCTTGCAATAGAGGATTAGTAAGACACAGAGATGGAACAGGCAATTTTCTTCTGAGCGGATGGACTCCTAGAAGGATGTGCGGTTGTAAGAATAAAGCAGCTAGCTATCTGATCGATTTTGGAGCAAACATTTCCATTCCTACAGGAGGAACTGTAGAGGATATTTCTCTTGCTATCACGATTGATGGTTCGACTATTCCTGCGAGTAACATGATCGTTACACCTGCAGCGGTAGACGAATATTTTAACGTAAGCAGAGCAATAAACGCTGATATTTGGAACGGATGCTGTGAATCAGTAGCTGTAAGGAATACCAGCGAACAGCCTATACAGGTACAGAATGCCAACATTATATTTTCCAGACCTGATTTGTCGGTAACTTATTAGGAAAGGAGGAAGGTTGATGCACGATTGTATTGAAAAGTTTCAGGAGATTCTTGAAAGAGATCTCAAAGACAAACTCGATAGAGTAAATGCAGCCGGAACCGTGACTCCTGATGATCTGATGGTTATTGATAAAGCCACGGACGTTATGCTCGATCTTATCAAGTATGACGAATGGAAAATGGGTGAAGGCGAGTATTCAAATGCAGGTTATAGCACTAGACGCGGAAGGAGCATGACAACTGGCCGATATGTCAGCAGAGATCCGTATCCTAGAAACATGTCATATGGAAGATCTTATAGAGACCCATATATGAACGGCTATAGCGGACATAACCGCATGATCGACGAACTCGAAAAGATGCGCGATGATGCTCAGACAGAGCATGAACGTATGATGATCGATGAGTGGATCAGTACTGCGGAAATGAACAGATAGTTATATTTGTTATGAGAGGGTTTCGTTTGAAGCCCTCTCTCATTTTTTCGAGGTTTAAAATGTATCAGGATGAAAACTATCTCATGCACTATGGAATAAAAGGCATGAAGTGGGGTGTACGTCGTTTTCAGAACTACGATGGTACCAGAATAAAAGGGGCAGCAAAGAAAGCCGGAGGTTTAGCCAAAACTCAGGCTTCGAGAAGAGTGAAAAACAATACATACTCTACATATAAGCGCTCCAAGTCAATGACTAATGAAGAGCTTAAAGCCGCTAATAAAAGATATCAGTTAGAAAAACAGTATAGAGATAATGTACGAAACGACACAAGAGACGGCATGACTGCTGTTGAAAGAATGTTTGATAAAGGTGGTTCTATATTTGTCAGTGCAGCTATAGGAGCTGCTGCTGGTGGAGCAGGAGCCGTTGTAGGAAAGAAAATAATGGCTAAATCAGCTACTAAATTAGCCAAGCATATACATTTTTAGGAGTTAAATTATGAACTTAATATCTGAAGATTATTTAATACACTACGGCGTAAAAGGTATGAAGTGGGGAGTTAGGAATGGCCCTCAGCCTACTGGAAGAATGAGACGCCGCGCCTCAAATCAGCAATACAGACAAAGTGTAAAAGCTGCGGGAAGAAGAAATATTCAGGCTTTCAGAGAGAATTACGGAAGCAGAGAAGCAAGAAGATCCGCAAATCAGCAGTTTAGAAATGAAGTCAATGCGGCTAAACAAAAGAATAAAGAAGCATTTGCTTTAACTGATAAGCAGAAAAAGATGGCTAAGAGAATTGCTATTGGAGCGGCTGTAGTTGCTGGAGTTGGATTGGCTACTTATGGGGGAGTAAAATTAGCATCTATAAGGTCGTACAACAAAGCTTCAATTGCTAAATTTCTAGATGCTAACCCAGATATCGCAAATTCAGTTTTAAAAGGAGGCAAACCATATAAAAATCCGGTTGAAAGAGTTCCTCAATATCTATCAGGTGTTGGTACTAAAGGCTCTACTATATCTAGAGGAAAAATTACAAATTCCATTAAAGGACCAACATTACAAACAACACGATCAACAGTGACTGCTTATACTCCGCCAAATTATGCAGGAATAAATCCACCATATGTGTCGAAGGCGCTTGAAAGAGACGCAATCGGGGCAAAAGGTCGCGGTCGAATAATGACAAAAGAACAAAAAAAGTATTATAGTAAAATGTATAAAGATTATATTCGTTCATATAAAAAAAGATAAACCATGTTATCAAACACAGCTACGCCGATATATTACGGCCAATTCAGAGACGCCGTAATGCGCGGCGATATTCCTGTAAACCGGGAGATCTCAATGGAGATGAACCGGATAGATGACCTTATCAAAAACCCGGGAATTTATTACGATGATGAAGCGATCAACGGATGGATCGATTATTGTGAATCTGAACTTACTTTAACTGATGGCTCAGATTTGAATATGCTCGATTCGTTCAAACTCTGGGGCGAACAGGTTTTTGGGTGGTATTATTTCGTAGAACGAAGTGTCTATGAACCATATAAAGACAAACCCGGTGGCCATTATGTTAATAAGAGGATCAAGAAGCGCCTAATTAACAAGCAATACTTAATAGTAGGAAGAGGCGCGGCTAAGTCGATGTATGGTTGATGCATTCAGAGTTATTTTCTGAATGTTGACACATCTACTACTCATCAGATAACAACATCACCTACAATGAAGCAATCTGAGGAGATAATGTCTCCAATCGCTACAAGCATTATGAGGGCTAGAGGTCCTCTTTTTAAGTTTTTGACAGAGGGGTCGCTTCAGAACACCACAGGCTCTAGAGCTAACAGACAGAAACTCGCCACCACAAAGAAAGGCATAGAAAATTTTCTTACAGGCTCATATTTGGAAGTAAGACCTATGAGGATCGATAAGCTTCAGGGTCTCAGATGCAAGATCGCAACCGTTGACGAATGGCTTTCCGGTGATATTAAGGAAGATGTAGTTGGCGCTATCGAACAGGGTGCTTCAAAGAATGACGATTGGCTCATAGTTGCCATGAGTTCTGAAGGAACTGTAAGAAACAGATCCGGCGACGAGATCAAAATGGAGTTGATGAATATTCTAAAAGGAGAATACATCAATCCGCATGTGTCTATATTTTACTATAAACTTGACGACGTGAAAGAAGTATCGGATCCTTCTATGTGGCTGAAAGCCAATCCGAATCTCGATAAGACTGTAACTTATGAGACCTATCAGCTTGAAGTTGAGAAGGCTGAAAATAATCCGGCAGCGAGAAATGATATCCTTGCTAAGAGATTTGGAATTCCTATGGAAGGTTATACATACTTCTTTACTTATGAAGAGACTCTTCCTCACAGAAAGAGAAGTTTTTGGTCTATGCCTTGTTCTATGGGCGCTGACCTTTCACAGGGCGATGACTTTTGTGCATTCACTTTCCTGTTTCCTCTCAGAAATGGTTCTTATGGAATCAAAACTCGAAGCTACATAACTTCTCTTACGTTGATGAAACTTCCTGGCGCTATGCGAGCCAAGTATGAAGAATTCATAAAAGAAGGAAGTCTCATCGTTCTTGAAGGAACGGTTCTTGACATGATGGAAGTCTATGATGACCTTGATAGGTTTATCATAGATTCTAATTATGATGTGAGATCCTTCGGTTATGACCCGTATAACGCGAGAGAGTTTGTAGAACGTTGGGAAAAGGAGAATGGACCGTTTGGAATCGAACAGGTCAAGCAGGGTGTAAGAACTGAATCAGTTCCTCTTGGTGAATTGAAGAAACTTGCGTCAGAAAGAATGCTTCTGTTTGATCAGGATCTTATGACATTTGCGATGGGAAACTGTATCACACTTGAAGATACAAATGGAAACAGAAAGCTTTTAAAGAAACGATACTCAGAAAAGATCGATAATGTTTCTGCGATGATGGACGCTTACGTAGCATACAAACTAAATAAGGAAGCGTTTGAATAATTCAAAATGGGAGTAAAAATTAATGAATGGACTAATTTCTGAAGACTACCTTATGCATCATGGCGTAAAAGGCATGAAGTGGGGCGTTAGAAAAGATTATAGACCGACTTCTATTCGTTCTGCAATCGCTAGGCGCCAAAATGCTAAAGTAGATAAAGGGTTTAAAAAGTGGAACGAAGGGGCCAATAATAAACAAACAGCTATAGATGCCGGAAAGAAAAGAAATGCTTCTAAAATTGCTTATGAAAAAGATAGAAGCAATAAAGAATTAAAAGCTCAGTACAAATCTGATAATAAAGCTTATAAACAGGCTCTTAGAAAGAATACCACATACCGCAAAGGAAGCGTAAGAGAAGAAGTTGGTAAGGATCTTTCAAGAAATTACATGACAGAGGCTAAACGAGCTAAGAAATCTGGAGATATAAAAACCTATTCAAATTTTATGAATAAGCATGATGTCGAAAGAGCCAAAGCTCGTAAAGCACAAAGTGTCGGCCAGAAAAGGTCAGCAAAAAAAGCTTCAATAAAGAGAGCAGCTACTATGACTGTTAAAGCTGCTGCTTTGACCGGAGCTGTGACCGCTGGCGCTTATGCTGCTCAGAAATATGGCGGCGTTAATATTAGTTCTGAGCAACTTAGAAGAGCTGCTGGAGCTGGAAAGACAGCTATGAAATACGCTGGTTATTTCTATTAATATAAAGGGAGGCCTATATGGCAGATTTTACTTTAGGCGAGAGAATCAAAAACGCCTGGAATGCATTTTCATCAAGATCACCTACCACCTGGCAGACTACTTCTTATGGGTATAGTTATAGGCCTGACCGTATGAGGTTTTCAAGAGGAAACGAGCGTTCTATCGTTACTGCAGTTTATAACAGAATTGCTATTGATGTTGCTGCCGTTGATATCAAGCATGTAAAACTTGACGATAATCAAAGATATTTGGAAGATGTTAATTCCGGATTGAATAATATTTTCAGTCTTGAAGCTAATATTGATCAGAGTGGAAGAGAATTCGTTCAGGATATCGTCATGTCGATGTTTGATGAAGGCTGTGTCGCATTGGTTCCTACATGGACGGATATCCAACCTAAACTATCAGGTGCTTATGATATTTTAGAAATGCGAACGGCAAAAGTAGTCAATTGGTATCCTGAGCATGTTCGAGTTCGTCTTTACAACGACAGAACAGGGAATAAAGAAGAGATAACTCTTCCTAAAAAGTTGGTTGCTATCATAGAGAATCCTCTATATGCTGTGATGAATGAACCGAACTCAACGATGCAGCGGCTTATCAGGAAACTCAATCTTCTTGATTATATTGATGAACAGAACAGTTCCGGAAAACTGGATCTTATTATCCAGCTTCCGTATACGATAAAAAGCGAAATGCGACAGAAACAGGCTGAGGCTCGTCGAAAACAGATCGAAGAACAGCTTGTAGGTTCTAAGTATGGAATTGCGTATACTGATGGAACTGAAAGAATAACACAGCTTAACAGACCTGTTGAGAATAATCTCATGTCTCAGATAGAATACCTGACTTCTACTCTTTATGGGCAGTTAGGTCTTACTGAAGAGATTTTCAAAGGCACTGCTGATGAAGCGGCTATGCTGAATTATTACAACAGAACTGTCGAGCCTATTCTATCCGCTATAACTAATGCTCTTGAAAGAAAGTATCTTACAAAGACTGCAAGATCACAGAATCAGGCAATAAAATTCTTCAGAGATCCATTCAAACTTGTTCCTGTAGGTCAGATAGCCGAGATTGCTGATAAGTTTACAAGAAACGAGATCCTAACATCTAACGAGATAAGACAGATCATAGGAATGAAACCTTCTGACGATCCAAAGGCTGATGAACTTAGAAATAGTAACATCGCTCAGTCGGCAGAAGAACAAATGCCTATGGAAGAAGAAATGTATCCTGAAGAATACGAACAGGAAGATCCGATGGAAACTCCAGTATCGGATCTTTATTGATTTGAAAGGAAAAATTCAAAATGGGAGTAAATTATGATTTCGGTGGTTATGCCACTAAAAATGATCTTAGATGCTCTGATGGAAGAACGATCCGTAAAGATGCATTTAAAGATAATGATGGCCAGACGGTGCCACTTGTATGGCAACATGGTCACGGCGATCCAGAGAACGTCATCGGGCATGCTCTTTTAGAGAACAGAGAAGATGGTGTTTATTCGTTTTAGCAGGAGCTAATCCGGGGGCCTCAATCGATTTCCCTATTCTTGCTCATTCAGGAGAGGAAAGCGAAACCGAAGCAACGATCTATACAGGAGAACCACTTTATCTTAAGCATGAAGATGCTAATGAAGAGCCTGTAAAAGATGAACCTGCTGAGGAAGAAAAAGAAGAACCTCCTGTTGAAGAAAAAGAAGAGGAAGAAAAAGAAGAGAAAGGAAAAGAAGAAATGGCATTAGAACATGCTGACAATGAAAAGACTGTAAAAGACGTATTTGACGAACTTACAGAAGAACAGAAGAATGTTGTTTACTTTATGATTGGCCAGGCTCTGGAAGACGCAGGAGTCGAGGCAGAAGGAGAGGAAGACGAAGATATGAAGCACAACGTGTTTGATACCGATGAAATGTATGGAAATGAACTTACTCACGCTGATTACCAGCAGATTTTTGATGACGCAAAGAGACTCGGTTCTCTGAGAGACTCAGTTCTTATGCATATGGAAGATGGCGTTTTGACACACTCGATCCCTACTGATGGAATGGTTGGCCCGTCATCTGCCACGGCATCTCAGACTTATGGTTTCAGAGATCCTGATATGCTTTTCCCTGAGTATAGATCAATGAACAATCCGCCGGAGTGGATCAAGAGAGATACTGGTTGGGTCCAGAAGGTAATGGGAGGAGCTCATCACACTCCATTCAGCAGAATCAAGTCTGTATTTGCTGATATTACGGAAGATGAAGCAAGAGCAAAGGGTTATCTGAAGGGCCACCTGAAGAAGGATGAAGTATTCACTCTGCTCAAGAGAACGACTGATCCTCAGACTATTTACAAGAAGCAGAAGCTTGACAGGGATGACGTCATTGACATCACAGATTTCGATGTTGTTTCCTGGATCCGTGGCGAGATGAGACTCATGCTTGATGAGGAAATCGCAAGAGCTATGCTGATCGGTGATGGAAGATCAGGAGCATCTGACGACAAGATTTCTGAGACTCATATCAGACCTATTGCTACTGATGCGCCGCTGTTCTCAGTTCCTGTAAATGTTCCTAATACAAACAATATTGCAAAGAGCTTTATTGATTCTGCAATCAGAGCAAGGAAGAACTATAAGGGTTCAGGAACCCCTACTCTGTTCACTACAGCTGACATGCACACTGAGATGCTTCTGCTCGAAGACCAGATCGGTCACAAGCTGTATAAGTCAGACACAGAACTGGCTACCGCTCTTAGAGTAAAGGAAATCGTTGAAGTCGAATTGGTTTTTGGCTATTTTCTTGCTGATCCGTCGTGCCTCGGCTTCGTCGTATTGCTCCTGCGCACGCTCAACGAGCGAAACGACATCACCCATACCGAGTATTCGGTCCGCCATACGCGCAGGGTGGAAGACGTCGAGC